GTTCAGCCGTTTACACAACGTTTATAGCACACGGTTTTGTGGGGGCGGCTCTGTCATCAGCATTTGACGCCGAGAACGGAACTACTGCGTCTTCTGTGACAAGTGTTCAACCGGGTTCGATTACACCAGCCGAAAACGGAGAAGTGATTATTGCGAACATGGCTCTGAATACTGCCCCCGGCGGTGCGGGTGTGTCCATCAACTCTGGTTTCACAATCGGAGGTTTTCGGGACTATTCCGCAGGCGTCAATATCGCCGGATATGGTGCGTATTTTATCCAGACGACAGCGGCAGCCATCAATCCCACGTGGAGTTGGACGGATTCAGGTTTTCCAGCAGTGCGGATCGCCAGCTTTAAGGCGGCGGCAGTTGCAGGTGGACATCCAGCCGTCAAGCGAATGGGTGGAGTGCAATTTGCACATAGTCTTAGTGGCTTATATACAAGGGTATGGTAAATGGCTGAAGTAACTGCATTCCGAAATAACGCTTTGCCTTATCCAGTGTATGGCGTTCCATATGTACTTAAATTTCCACTTTTGGATGCAGATGGTGATCCAGTTTCACCCAGTTCGCCTGATTCGGAAATATCTAAGAATGGTGATGAATTTGTTGATTGTACAAATGAAGCGGTTGAAATTGCAACGTCCAGTGGTATAAGTTATTTAATTTTAACAGGTTCAGAATTATCAGCAGATACCATTGCTATTATTATCAAAAGTACAGGGGCCAAAACAACTGTTTTTACTTTTAGTCCACGGAAGCTTGTAACAATTCGTGCTGGTACATCGGCCAGTGCTGGATCATCAACGAGCACTGTTGTGCTAGATGCTTCTGCATCTCCAATAGATGATTTTTATAATGGCATGTTAGCTTTAGTTCTTATTGATGGTAACGTTGAAGCGAGAATAATTTCGGATTATGTTGGTAGTACACAAACGGCTACGGTGGTTCCTGATTGGAACGTTGCACCAGATAACACTGATACCTTTATCATTAAATTGCCTGAGGGTATGCATGTTCCAGAGGTATTGGCTGATACTGTTAATTCTCGCAATGTAAGTTTTGTAGAGACTTTTATGCCTGAGCATTGCTTAGGGACTATTATTTTGCTTGGTTTGGAATGGAGCACAGAAGATAGTCCTGGTGATTTGATTATTTATAGAACAAATGGTACCACACCTCATGTAACCAAACCATTAACATCTGATGCGGCTGCCGAAGTAATAACAGGGGCAAATTAGTGACACTGTTAGTTATATTTGGTGGATCACCTGCCCCATTAAGTGGATACAGATATCCGTTTCCACTTGGTGCGTTAGGTGCTGCTGGTTCAGTAGCAGCAGGAGTAACTGAATCACTAGAAGCAAATATAACAACTAATGCATTTGTTGTAGCATCTCTAACAGAGAGAACATTTTTAGCTGCTGCTGTAACAACAAATGCACTTGTAACAGCAGACATATCAGAAAGGACATTTTTAGCTGCTGCTATAACAACGAATGCATTTGTTGTAGCATCCTTAACAGAGAAAACATTCCTAGCTGCTGCTATAACAGCTAATGCACTTGTAACAGCGGATATATCGGAAAAGACATTTTTAGCTGCCGCTGTAACAACTAATGCACTTGTAACAGCGGACATATCAGAGAAAACGTTTCTAGCGGCCACTGTAACGGCCAATGCACTTGCGACCGCTGTCTTAACAAAACATTTATCTTTAGCAGCAAATATAACAACCAATGCACTTGTAACAGCGTCTCTAACAGAGAAAACATTCTTAACTGCTGATATAACAGCCAATGCACTTGTAACAGCATCTTTAACAAAAAGCATAACGTTACAAGCAGATATAACAACTAATGCTTTAGTAACTGCGGCTCTTGATGAAAGGACATTTTTAGCTGCCACTGTAACAGCGAACGCACTTGCGACCGCTGTTCTAACAAAACGTACAACGTTACAAGCGGATATAAATGCAACAGCATTCTTGGTCGCTGATATTAGTGGCGGTATTCCACTCTTAGCAAATATAACAACTAATGCATCTGTTACCGCGAACTTAATAAAACATACAACTTTATCAGCTGATATAACGGCCAATGCACTTGCGACCGCAACCTTAACAAAACATTTATCCTTAGTAGCGGATATAAATACATCGGCCCTTGTTGTAGTTGAATTCTCTGGAGCAACGTCCTTAGAAGGAAATATAACTTCCTCAGCACTTGTTACGGCGAATTTAACAAGACGCAAAGCACTAGTTGCTGATGTTAATACATCGGCACTTGTAACAGCGAACCTAATAGAGAGAAGTTATTTAGCGGCGGACATAAGTGCATCGGCCCTTGTTACAGTTGACCTAAGTGAAAAGACATTTTTAGCAGCTATTGTAACAGCGAACGCCACGGTAACGGCCCTATTAATACGTACAATACAATTAGTCGGTGTTATAAATGTAACAGGTAATTTAGTTGCTAATGTTAGTAAAGGCGGTACACTTACAGGAGATATAGTTGTTAGCGGCACAATGAGTGCTGCTTTAATAAAACGTATTGGTATTGTTGGTGATATAAATACTACTGGTAGTGTTAGTGTTAATATTGTTTTACGTAAGAGTCTTATCGCTTCGATAATTTGCTCGACATCGGTATCTGCGGAAATTAAACGAAACAGAAAGCTTGCTGTTAATGTTAATGTTCTAGCATTAACAGATTGCAATCTGTCGGACATAGGACAATTCCTACCGTACAGAATGCATAAAACTGGAGTAATACTCGATGGAGTTTTTTAGAGGCGAAGCATTAAGTGGTTTCCCATTTGGCTTAGTAAATAAGTCAACTGGTGATATTATTATCACTGGTACCGTTAATGTCTTTTTAACTATTGATGATGGTATACAGTTCGCTGCTACGCATATACCAACATACAAAGGCAATGGTCAATGGACTGTTAATTTTAATGGTAATGAGACCGATGGCAATCTAATTGGCATAATGATAGTTCATGCTGATGCCATACCATTACATTTCGCTTTTAAGACCAGCGAACGAGATGCCAATGTACCTGCTATAGTTGTTAATATTAGCAGTGCTGGAACTAGCATTGTTGATGATTTTGAATATTATGGTACTCTTACCGCTGCTGATTTATATTTCGATAACAGACTATTTTCAGATGTATGGGTCAACGCAACTATTAAGGATAGACAGACTGCCTTAATCGCGGCTGCACGTGCAATAGATAAGTTGAATTATTGTAATGATAAAAATAGTGAGGATCAAAATCTTCAATTTCCACGAGGTAATGATACAACCATTCCCGTGGAAATCGAATATGCTGCTTATGAAATAGCTATCAAATTCTTGGAAGGAGTGGAAAATGAAATAGAAGCACAATCATTAGGTGTAATGTCTGAATCTTATTCAGGAGTCAAGACATCGTATCAAGGTTCATATGTAAATGAACATCTTCGTGCTGGTATACCAAGTATAGAAGCTTGGGAATACTTGAAAGCGTTTTTACGTGATTCAAGGCAAGTAAATTTAAGTAGGGTTAATTAATATGTCTACTAGTGAAGAAGTTAAAAAACCTAAATTATCTGAACTAGTTGCTGAGCATGGCTTGCAGGAAGAAATGAATGCCATGATGGCGGAAAACCGCCGTAAGCTTACTCAGCAGAATTCCGAACTAGTAACACAACTTGAACAATTAAAGCAAAACACGCATCTTACACAAGAGCAGCGTGATGAATTACAACAACGTATTACCCAACTTGAACAGCAATATTTAACAAAAGAGGAATTAGCAAAACGCGAATCAGAGAAAACACGTAAGCAGTACGAAAACGAATTGAATACGTTCAAACAAGATAATGAACGTTGGAAAGGTTTGTACACATCTTCAACGATTGAGCGATCTTTGCAAGATGCTGCAATTGAAGGTGAAGCTTTACATCCCAGTCAAATTGTTGATTTACTGAGAAATAGAACCGAGCTATCCGAGGTTCTGGAGAACGGCCGTCCTACAGGTCGGTATCAACCAATTATTAAATTCAGTGATGTGACTGATGATGGCAAAAACGTGGTATTGGAGCTTGCTCCGAACGATGCTATTAAAAGAATGAAAGAATTGTCCGACAAATATGGAAACCTGTTTAAAGGTACCGCAGTAAGCGGTACAGGAGGATCGCGTGGTGCTGACGGGTCTGCACCACCAGCGAAAATGAAAGAGGTTATGTCAGATCCGGTTAAATACGCCAAATGGCGGAAAGAGAATCCTGACCTCGACATTTCCAAACTGAAATAGGAGCCGTTAAATGGCTAATTCGTTGGACGCATATATACCAGAACTTTGGGCTAATGAGTCGATTGCTATTCTGGTTGAGAACATGGTTATTGCTAACCTTGTTCACACTGACTTCTCACCATTGGTAGCGAGATTCGGTGATATTGTTCACACTCGCCAGCCTGCGGAGTTCACTGCAAAACGTAAGGTGGATGCTGATAGTGTTATCATTCAAAATGCTAACGCTACCAATATTCCGGTTCCGTTGGATCAGCATTTCCACACATCCTTCATGATTAAGGATGGTGAGGAAAGCAAGAGCTTTAAGATGCTTCGGGACGAGTATCTCAATCCCGCTGTCACCTCGATCGCTCGTGCAGTTGATTTGTGCTTGCTTGGTGAAAGTCATCAGTTCCTTATGAACGCGGAAGGTATTGCTGGTGGACTTACCACTAGCAATATCATTCAGTATATTGTTGAAACGCGAAAGCGTATGAATATCAACAAGGCGTACGAGACAGGTCGTAACCTGATTCTTACGCCTAATACTGAAGCCATTGCGTTGCAAACTGGAACGTTTCATGAAGCAGATAAGGTCGGTGATAATGGCTCTGCTTTGCGTGAAGCTTCTCTTGGTAGAAAGTTCCAGTTTCAGACTTTCATGTCGCAGAACGCACCGTCAACGATTGGTGCTCCTGTGCTCGGTGGCACTTCACCATTGGTTGACTTGGTTGGTGGTTATGCTGCTGGAACGACAGTCGTTCACGTTGACACTGGTGGTTCAGCTTTGAAAGTCGGCATGTGGCTAAAGATTGCTGGAGATGCTATTCCTCACGAGATTACTGCTCTAGGCTCTCTTGTTACGCAGGATATCGATGTCACTATTTCTCCACCTCTCCGTGCAGCAGTCCTTGATGATGCTGTTGTTACTGTTGGTGACGTTGGTCTTGTTAATCTTACTGCAGGGTACGCCGCCGGATACTCCAAGGAACTAGTTGTTGATGGTATTGTTGGTATTGTACCAGTTGGCACCTTGGTAAGATTTGCGACCCCTGGTTCACCTGCGGTTCCTCTCGCTGGTGTATATAGTGTTATTGCTACCACTGAAACTGGTACTGATACCACTGGTATTACTCTTAACAAGCCGTTGCAAGTTGCTGCTGCTGATAACGTTGAGATTAACTTCGGTGTGCCTGCTAACTATAACTTTGCATTCCATCGGAATGCTTTGGCACTAGTTAGTCGTCCTCTGGCTGCTGCTCCTCGTGGCCTTGCTCTATCGAGTGTGGCTAGCATGGCCAATGTAGGTATGCGTGTAACCATTACCTATAATGGTGAACAGCAAGGCGTGTTGGTTACAGTTGACCTATTGTGCGGTATCAAGGTGCTCGATACAGACCTGGGTGCTGTTTTGATTGGTTAATTGCCATGAAACTGCAACATATAAGAAATACTTTATATCGCTTGAAACGGCGTATGGGTTTGCCCATCGCTTATCATGTTATTGATTCCAATGTTACTGACCCGGAAACTGGTCTAAAGACAACTGTATTACGTGTTATAAATATCAAAGAGGCAATTGTATTAGACGCACGAACATTTCGATCTTTTGTTTATGATATAGCTTATTTATCAGCAAACAAAGATTTCACAATGGGTGGTTTTTTCGATCCTGAAGATAGGCGGGTGATTCTTGATCCGAGAGACTTAAAAGCACACGTTCCTAAAATAGAGGATTATTTCGTTTTTAACAATGCACGCTATGATATAAAAGAAGTAAATACATTTGAAAATAATTTCGGTTATGAATTATTGGGCCGCAAAGTACGTGGCCAAGAAGTAACAAGAATAGTAACACGTTTGTCTGGATTAATTCTAACAGATGAAGCTAGTGCTGTAGTGGTTGATAGATTGACTAGAGAAGCATCGAATACTTTAGTATTCACTCAATCACTGGTGGAGAACGTCTAATGGCTGCTATTATTAGACATTCTGCAAGCAATACCATGCAATTATTACATGGCACTATTATCGAATTATTGCCGGAAGAAAAACATCCTGATTGGGTACGTTGGGTTCATGCATCAGTTAATAAACATTTTCTAACGAACAAAGGTTCGCTACCTATGTACCTGGAAGGGGATGAACGGACCTTTCAAGACGAAGCGGAATTCTATGAGCTTCGTATTGATGGTCCGTTCATTTTCCAACCACAGAAATATGAATACATTCTAGACTTTGAAATAAATGTACTCGTCCAAGCACACATGGATGCACAGAGGCTTTATAATTTGCAGGAAGCAATTGGACAAATAACAAAAACCTTTACTAATGCAATTTGTGTTTTTAAATATGGTGATTATCTCTTTGATGACCAAAGTCTAGTTGGCACATTGAGACTTAGAACTGATACCAATGAACGTGTTGAAATTAACAATTTTGGAATAGTTAAAGAGGATACTCGTTTAGCTCAAGCTACAGTGGAAGGTCACTACCGAATGGAGATTTCTAATGGCTCAAATTGACATCAAAGAGACAACGATAAAGTTCTTCGACGGTACACTTGGTACTGTCACAATTGATTTTACCGCTATTGAAGCGGACATGGTCTTTACTGCTAAGAGCAAACACATTGGTACTGATAAAATTAGTATCACGTTTGTTGATCCTGGTGGTACAACCGCTGTATTAGGAGTAGTGGTAACTGGTCGTGATATTGTTGTTAATCTTGGCAGAACAGCGAGTGCAGTAGATACTACTGCTGCTTTAGCTAAAGCAGCAATTGAAGCTTTGCCAGCGGCTCATGCTTTGGTAACTGTAGCATTTGCTACGGGTGAAGATGGCACAGGTTTGCTGAACGCTATAGCAAAGACTTTGCTAGCTGGACAAAAGAGTGCATCGGTTAAGATCGGTGAAGGCACTCTTAGTTACTCTGAAAAGCGTCCAGTGGAATTCACTCGTGACCGTGGTATCTTGGACACGGTTCGATTGGCTGACGAGGAGCCAATGGATCTATCGCTCGATGCTACGTGGGAATATATTACTGGAGAAACTGGTAGTAATGCTCCCACAATGGAGGATATTCTGAAAAAGATCGGTGAAGCCGATGATTGGGTTACTAGTGCTGATGACCCATGTCAGCCGTATTGTGTTGATATGGAATTGCATAATGCACCAGATTGTGCTGCCGTACCAAATGAAATTATAACATTTGAGGAATATTATTATGAAACTTTGGATCACGATCTACGTGAAGGTACTATAGCAACTTCTGGTCGATGCAATCGAAAAACTGCTGCTGCACGTCGTGTTTTGGCTGCTGATGTTTCTTAATAGGAAAATAATATGAAATACAAGGGTAAGAAATTAACTGGTCGTAATAGCGATATATTGGTCTTGCCTCGTGGTAATGATCGTATAGTTTTCAAAGCAGAAGCTATTGATAGTTATGATGAATTTAACAAATTATGTCCACAACCTACAATACCAACTAAAATGTTACCTGGAGGTATAAAAGAGCCTAATGCAGCTGATCCAACTTATCGTACAAATTTAACAATATATGGAAAAAAGAAATTGGATTTCTGCATACTGAAATCTCTTGCTCCAACAACTGATTTGGAGTGGGAGAGAGTAGATATGCAGAAACCCGATACTTGGCATCTTTATATCGATGAATTAAAAGAATCAAATATATCAGAGAACGAAATATCAAGAATTATTGATCTATGTTTACGAGTTAATTCGCTTGATGATGATATGCTTAAACAAGCGAGAGAAGATTTTTTAGCAGAAGCCCCTCCGCAAGAGGCGTAGTATTACCGAAGGGGCGTACTGTTAAATATATGATATGGCGATTCTGTGAACGTTTCGGTATTTTACCCCCTGGTATAGAAGCTGTTTATAATGCTAATGCTGATTGGCAGAAAGCTGAAATGCTTTCCTATGAAGGTATAAGGGAAGTAGAATGCCAAACATTAGATTCGCAATAAGATTACAGTCACCTACTCTAAGTATAAAATATTTAGAAGATGTTAAAAAATTCATGGAGGAGGAGCAGTTAATAGCTATTAAGAAATGGGTAAAAACAGCAGTTAATAATACACCAACGTATACTGGTACATCTCGTGGTACCTTTCGTAAGCTTGGTAATAGGGTTGGTCATAACGTTGTTATGGGCCTTATTAAAGGTAGCAGGGAAGGTGCCCAGAAAAAGAAATATTTCACACATAAAGGTAACAAGGTTCTTTTAGGCTTTGACCAAGGTGCTGAACATAGCACTTTTGAAATTAAGCGTACACGGCGTGGTGGAAATTTCTTTTATTATTTCAGGTTCAGTAGAGACGAATTGTTAAAATATCCAGATTGGAATGAAAGCAAACAAGCACCTAATTGGTTAAATCTCAAAACAGCAACCCCTTGGTTAGCTTTTAGAAAAGCTTTTAGTTCGTATGATAATTATAGTAAAAGTATAGCGAGACGTTTTCCTAAGTTCAAGAAGTACATGGGTAAGCGAGAAGTGACAGGTGGCTAATGACTACTCCTAACGTAAATGCACAAGTCTTTACTCATGAGATTAAAGGCTTAGGCGATATAAATAAGCTTTTAAAAATATATCAAGCTTTAGTTAGAGAGCAAAATAAGTTAGGTGATGCTGCTGGCAAATTAAATGATAAAACTAGAAATATTGTTTTGTTTAAAGGGTTAGATGAACAAGGCAATAACATAAAATTAAGAATAAAAGAAATAAATGGAGTAATTAAAGATTTCGTTTCAGAAATAACAGCGGCCAAAGCACCTGTCAGACGTGAAATCGAGGTATTAAAAGAATTAGATGCTCAAGGTATACAAACAACTCAAACTATAGAAAAATTAAATGATGTAGTATCGCAAACTAAATCAGTAGTAGTTGGCCCAAGACCTACAACGTTTAAAGATACTACTGTATCTTTTGATCCAATTACTGGTGCGAAAACCACTAAGGAAATGGAGCGTATTGGTGATCGTTTAGCTAAAGTAACAAGTAGAACAGAAGAGGCACGTGTAGCTGGTCATAGATTCGTTTCTACACTTAATACTATTAATGCCGCTGGTCAAAGAGTATCAACAACTGAAACAAAATTAAATGGGGTACTACAATTAACAAAACAAACAGTATCAGATATTCCAGCACCGATATCAAGAGTCACTAGTGTATTAAAAAGCTTTAATGCACAAGGTCAACAAGTAATTAGGACCGTTGAACGATTAAGTAATGGATTAGAAAATACTAAAGAGGTTATTAGTGATCTCGCTAATCAACCTATAAGATTAACAAAAAGCTTTAAGAGCTTAAATGCTGAAGGGCAAATTGTTACAACCAGACAGAAATTCCTCAACGGAGCTTTAGTAGATACAAACGAAACAATAAACGCAATGCCTAAAGCGATGGAAAATGCACAAAAAAGCACCAATCGTTTAGGTAAAGCATTCAATAATTTACAACTTGTTAGGGGTATTCTTATAGGTTCAGCAGTATCACGTGCATTTGCAGAAATATCAAATGCTATGCGTGATGGTATTGATCGTGCGGGCGAGTATCTTATAAAGATCGGGGAATTACAAACTATATCACAACGTATGCCATTGAGCGTGGATCAATGGTCACAAGCTAATGTCCGACTTTCTAATACTTTTAACAAGGATCTTTTAGAAACGGTCGCTGGCTCATACGAAGTGCTATCAAATCAAATAGCAGAGGGTGCTGAAACTTTTCGTTTCATGGCCGAAGCCCAACGTCTTGCTATGATAGCTGTTGGTTCAACACAGGAAGGTGTTAATGCTTTATCATCTGTTCTCAATTCATATAATTTAACACAAGATCGTTCAAGAGAAATATCGAACAGCTTCTTTAAAGCTGTCGATCTAGGTCGTTTCACATTGAAAGATGTAGCGAACGATTTAGGTGGTCTAACGATTCTTAGTAATGATCTAGGTGTAAGCTACCAAGAGGTTTTTTCCGCTTTAGCTGTTCTAACACGTCAAGGTGCTGATGCTAGCACAGCGATGACATTTTTGCGTCAAGTGTTCCAGAAGCTTACTAAGCCCACTAAGGAAATGAATGAATTATTTAGAGAGTGGGGTGTTACATCAGGACAAAGTGCTGTTGAAGCATTTAAGTTTGTTGGTGTTTTGGAACGCATCTCAGAAGCATCAAAAAGAAGCGGGGATTCGGCTGCATTTCTTAATGAGATCATGGATGAGTTGCGTGGTCGAATTGGTACCACGGGTTTGGTTAATGCTCTTGGTCAATACAAAACAACATTAGAACAAGTAACAAATTCTACAGAAGAGGCCAATAAAGCTACTGAGATAATGCAGAAGAACTATGGTACGAAATTCCAGAAAATATTAAAAGAATTATCAAATTTCTTTACAGCGGAAATCGGAACCAAAGTTGTTAAAGCAATTGTTAATTTTGAAGAAGTAACAGTTAAAGCAGTAACAGTTGTTAAAGCATCTATTAATACATTAACTTTCGCAATAGAGTTCTTAGTAGCTAATAAATTAGTAAATTTAGCAGTTAGAGCAAAAGTTGCTGCTGCGGCTATGACTGCTGGTACAGTTGCTGCTAGTAGATTCAGTATTGCATTAGGTGCTGTTGGTGCCGCTATTACTAGGCTTGGCCCCGCACTTCTTGTCTTTGGTGCTATTGAAGGTATACGTCGATATTTCGCAGCAATCAATGATGTGGAATTTGAGTTCGGCTCTTTTACCGATAAATTTCAACAATTATCAGATATAAGGAAAGATAAATTTGAAAAAGAAATGTTAAATATGACTGACAATGCAACTTCTGGTATCAAAGTAATAAAACAACAGTTCACAGAATTGCAAGCAGTATTAACTGGCCTTAATAGTCAAATTATTGATATGGCTAATGCTCAAAAGGCATTAACAGATCAAATTGACGAACGTAGTATCGATATTTTATTAAAAGAAAATAAAGTATTTGAGGCCCAAGCCATAGCCCAAAAGAAACTTTTAGAATCCAGAAAACAATTAGAGGCATTTGTTGATCAAACAAAGGTTTTCGGTGAACCAGAACAAAAGGCACTTAAAGAGTTCACTGATGATTTTGAGGATAAAAAGCAGAAGTTAGAGCAAATACAAAGTGAAATTGAACGCGATGGTAAGAGTCACAATAAAGCGATGGAACGTTTGGCTTTAGCTGAACGTGAACGTGCTCAATTTATAGTAAAAACTGGTGCTATTGATACTATTGCTAAACAACAACGATTAGAGGATTTGAATCTGGCTATTAGTTTGGCACGAAGAAATTTGGCAGAATTAGGTGGTCAGAGTGGTGGGGCACAGGGCCGATTTAAAATTTTTGGTGGTCGCGATTTAGGTGTACAGCAACGTCAGCAGGAAATACCTTTACAAAAACAAGGCAATTTTCTTTTAGAACAAGAAATTAAAGTTCGAGAGGCTTTGCAAAAACTAAAAGATCAAGCTACAGGGAAAAAGGATTTAAGCGAATTTCGTGATCCTAAATTACAGGCACAACTAGCAGAGCAAGGTAAAGCTGCTGATGAAGTTATTCGAGAATTTTCTGAAGTTGGAAAACAAGCTGAAGTATCAAAGAACAAAGTAGATGAACTTAATCAATTCTTAGAACAAACAATTGTTAAAGCTCAAGCACTTGGTGCGGCGGCTAAAGAGCAAGGTGTATTTGATGTATTAAAAGCCCCAGTAATAGGTGGTGGTGATGATGCCGGTTTGTTAAGAGCAGAAGCAGCAGCACAGAAATTCACAGAAATTAAAACTGCTCTCGAAACGTTAGCTGATACTAATTTAAAACCGACAGCTGAAAATATTGAACGCGTATCGCAGGCACTAAGTTTTATTAAAGATCGCGTTATTCCTCAATTAAAAGATAAAACAAGTAGTATTTTTCCTGGATTAACACCAGAGAAATTTGAACAATTTAATGCTGAAATAAACAAATTATCAGCACTAGTGGCGAACTCTGAAATAAAAACACAAGCTCTGAGACAAGAACAAGAGCGATTAGAAATAATAAAAAAATCGTTAGAAGTATCACCCGAGGTTAGAAATCTTATTACTGAATCAAGTGCTATTGCTGAGAGATTTACAACAAACCGTGAAAGTCTGAAAGCAATGTTAGAAAGTGGAGAGTTAACAGGGAAAGGACTTTTAGATTTAAATACTAAAGTTATTGATGCTGGCATTACTACTAATAATATTTTAGAAAGCCAATTCAAAAGACTTGAGGCAGCAGCAAACAGTGCAGCGGAAGCTCTTAGAAGGGCAGAAGCTATACAGAACTCTATACCTTTCCTTAATAGGAACACACCGGGTAGATTTGACCCTGTTCAATTCCAGAATATGGGTGGTTTTATCACCAGGGGTTTTGGTGGTTCAGTTGGTAAAGATAGTCAACATATTCTAGCTGATCCAAGGGAGTTCATTATGAACTCTCGTTCAACGGCTAAGTTCCTACCTCAGTTAGTTGCTATGAATAGTAAAGCTATGAACACTGGCGGACCTGTTACTAATACCAATATAGGAGATGTAAATATTAATATCACTGGTGCTGAAACACAGCAAATAGATGCAAGAACTCTTGGTAATCAAATACGTCGCGAACTGCGTAGAAACACAATGAGGTTAACATGAGTAGCATGAATCTTGGACAAAGCGTTAGTTTGACAGTTGTTAAGAAACCTGTGAAATGTAGCCAATGCGGCGAACTACGAACACAAGTATCTCGGTGTGAGAATTGTGGATGCACGAAACCTTTTGAGGGAGAACAAAATGTTCCAAAAGCTGATGAACCTGTTCAGGCCGAACGTTCGAGTAAAGCATGATTTGTTAGTGGAATTGATTGGTGCCGATGGTGTAGTTAAGAGGAGGATGAAATTACGAAACGGTATTACTAATGTTGGCAAGAACAAAATTCTTGACGACATGTTTAATGGCGGAACTCAAACTGCTAATAACAGTTGGTTCATCGGACTTATTGACAATAGCGGTTTCACCGCACTCGCCGCAGCCGATACTATGTCTAGTCATGCTGGCTGGAACGAGTTCACTACTTATAATGAAGCAACACGCGTTGCATGGGGAAGTGGTGCAGCGTCCAGTCAAAGCGTGAGCAATAGTAGTGCTGCTACTTTTAACATTACTGGTTCTGGTACTGTTAAGGGCGTCTTTATCAATACTGTCAGTACGAAAAGTGGTACAACTGGCACTCTGTGGGCAACAGCCCTTTTCAGTGGTGATGTGCCCGTTACGAATGGCGATCAGCTAAAAGTAACATATACAGTTAGTGCCTAATGTTTGAATCGGCAGATAATACTCTGGTATTAACTAGTACCGCCACTACTACGATTCGTCGGGTAGTGTCGGCTACTAGTGATATAGATTTAACACAACAGGCAACAAATAATTTATATAAAAGAAGTGTAACAAGTGCCCTAGCACTTTCTGATGGTGTTTTTACTCAACGCGTTCTACCTGAACCAATTATTGATGCACTTTTTCTTACTCAATCAGTTGATGTTACAAGTAGTATACGTAGGAGTATTGAAAGTGTTTTAACGTTAGTTGATAGTGCGAAAAGTAGTATAAAAGTATTAAGTGCAAATAGTTCGCTAAATTTAACACAAAGCGTTGCTGCCAAAGAACCGAAAATAGCATTCGCTGTATCAAATATTCTGCACCCATTGGAGGTCGACCTTACTGGTATAGATTTAAGCGATCCGGTAGCCGTTGAAGCAGCGTTCGCTGGAAAAGGTCTAAGGTACGCTGTAACATTAAAAAAGGTACTGAACTTATCAATATTACATAATCTCGCTCTAGCCCAGCAAATAGCACCAACACATGCTTTAATTGTTCAACAGCATCTGCATTTGAGCGATGTAGCTTGGACTGGTGCTTTTGAAGCAATAAAACATGTTCTACAATTAAGACAAGCTGTTAGCGGTGTTATAACTAATCCCGTTTCAAATGTATTAAATCTAACGCAAAGTCTTATCGGTCACGGGGTTATTGGACGAGCGGTCACAAGTACGCTTGATCTAGATAACATAGTCACCTTCTACAGATTAGGTGACATGTGTAATTATGATCCTGGTGTAGGTGCTGGGCCTTCGGCACCATCAATGATTGATCCGATCATTACACCTAGGTCAGGAATAATTTTGACTTATCCATATGTTCTACCAACGCTAATACTTCAATTACGCAATCCCATTTTCGATGATACAGAGCAATTGGAATTCCGTCGCATAAATAGAAAAACACGTGGTGGCACACTTAAAATTTTTAGATATAACATCTGGCCTAAAGCACAACGATTAATTTACAGCTTTGAGATATTAAAAGAAAGCGAAAAGCAAGCTTTGTTAAGCTTTTTACAATTAACTATTGGTAAGGAAATAGGATTATTGGACTTTGAAAGTAGACAGTGGCGAGGGATAATTTTAACACCTGCAACGCTCTTGAACGAGGAGCGTCGTTCAGGGAGTGTTATGACTATAGAGTTCGAGGGTACAGTGGACAGTGGCGGCTTACAAGCTGCAATAAATGTTTCAGCGAGAGTTGTACCAGATGTTAAACAAATGGGTCCAGGCATTTATGCAAACATAAATGTTAGTGCTGGTCTTTTCGCTGATGTTATAAGGGACTAAATATGGCTAAAGTGAAAATAGAAACTAACGGCTATGTTAGGTATAAATGTCCAGGTTGTAAACACGATCATTCTGTGCCAGCAGAACGCTGGGCCTTTAATGGTGATATTAACAATCCAACATTGAATCCCTCTGTTAGACATTATACTGAACAAACTACTATTTGCCATTATTTCATTAGAAATGGAAAAATAGAATACTGTGGTGATTGTCAACACGAGTTAAGTGGTAAAATTGTCGAAATGGAGGAGATGAATGATGAGTGAGTATTTACAGATTTGGCAACTGGTTGTAACAGCTATAACGACCATTGCGATTGCCTACTTCGGCTATTTGACTGTGAAAGTAAAGACCAAAGTTGATGCAGTAGAGAAGGTAGGGAAAGAAACCCATGCTTCAGTTAATAGCGGAGCGCTTTTTCAACTTAGATTATATATGACTTCACTAAGAGTTAACCTTCAATACAATCCAAATGATGAGGTTACACAAGCATTAGTTAAAGCTTGCGAGGAGAAGATTACATTTTTAGAGAAACATGCAGCAGAGGCTAAGGATATTGAATTGAAAAAAGCATGAAAATACTTACGCCAGCCGTTGCTAATATTATCAATACTTTAGGTATTGAACCAGTGAATCTCTTAGAGATTCAATGGGTTACTAACGGTCCGTTTCTGCTTTATGGTGATAAAGATGTTCCTGGTGAACTAAATGTCTTTGGTACAATATTAGAGCTATCTGACTTAGAAGCAACAGTGAAATTAGATAGTGAGAGTCAAACACAAACTATAAATGTAACGTTAGATGATACAGATGGTGAACTAAAAGATATAATTAACAGAATAGATATTCATGGTAAAAAGGTGATTCTGTATCAATGGTTCTCTGGTCTACCGCTCACTGAACGACTTAAATTATTCGAGGGCGAAATATCAAGTCCAATACGCTGGAGCGAAGGTGATCGAACGCTATCTTTTGCGGTCATAAGTAAGCTCGCTGATAAGGAAGTGGGCTTCTCACCTGAGGAGGGAAATTTCCCCTTTTTACCCGATAACTTGGTCGGTGTTCCTTGGCCGTTGGTTTTTGGCAAAGTGCAGAATGTTCCAGCTGTGAGATTACAAGATGTACCAACAACCCAAACGGCTGAGGATCTAGGTGTTAAAGATCCGACACTAAGTAAAGCTATTATTAAAGGTCGGCATCAAGTAGAAGATTTAAGTGCTTTATTTAATATCTATGCTTTAGCTTTGCTTCAAGCGGAGTTCACTGCTGATTTTGGCGATACAGAAGAAATACGTGAACAAGCAGCAGCATTAGCTTTACAAATTCAAGGTTATCTGAATCAAATAGGGGCGGAGATCTCTAGAGGAGAAGGTGATCTAGCTGGGTTAAGGGAAATCGAACTAGACCAAGAGTCAAATAGTAATGGTACAATTAACATTCTTGATACAACAGGCTTCCCACAAGGGGTACCGATAACAGTTAGAATAGGTGATGTCGAACTAGGCGGTGTATTAAATGGTAACACGTTCACTATTAATAGTACGATATTAACGGAGTTCGATGATAATTTCAATGAGCCATTTGGTTTCACATTTGTTGAGGCCGGAACAACTATAACATTATTGTCTAATAAGACAATAATGTATGTTTGTAATATTATAGATTCTACAGTGCTCTCTGTTCAAGCGTTCCGCGAAACGGAAAAAGGTCAGGTATTAGTAACATTACCTAGTGCTTGGTATACTATAAAGAAAGTGGATAGTGGTCCTTACAAATTTGTTTTCATTGAATTCAGTAAGCCACCTAGCAGTCGCGATGAAAGCCTGAGCGATGATATTTATGTTACATTGCAAAGTTCGATTGGACCTAATACGATCGATATAATGATATGGTTGATTAATACGTATACTGATTTAACCTATGACCCAATAAGCTTTTTACAAGTTAAGGGTCAAATTGATAACTATCCATCGCATTTCATGATGCCGGGTAGAAAGAACATTTTAACAACGTTGGAGGAAATAGCGTTCCAAGCACGCTGTGCCATATGGCTTAATAATAATGTCTTTTATATTAAATATCTCTCTAATGAAGTGGATGAAGTAGATACAATAACAGAGAGTGATATTGATGCTGGATCCGCTGTTCTGGAGACCACTCAAACAGAGGAACTAGTAACAAAGCTCACTGCTACATGGAAAAGTAATCTAGCGATCGATGATCCAAATAAAATAGTTCTACGTTATAATATCAAACGGTACGGGGTACGTGAACGCGAGATCGATTTTTATATTTATAATATGTCACAATTAGTTGTCAAGTCCGCTACATTCTGGTTAATACGTTTAGCAAATGTATGGAAACGTTTCACTTTTGAAACATATCCCTCAAAGATTTTTCTTGAGGTATTTGATACAATTAGGTTCGATTTCCTAGAGACCTACCTTTCCGATCACCCGATCAAATGCCTCATTACAGATGTGACATATCAAACAAATGATAATCTGTTAAAATTATCATGTTGGGTCCCGGTCCGATTCGGTGAAATGACACCTTATGATTTCGGTTGGCCGAGCCGCGTTCTAACTGATAAATTCTTTCCTACTAACAAAGATTTAATAGAAGATTATGCTGGTGGAGCAGGTCCAGGTGCCGATGTTGAAGGCTCGATAGCTTTAACGGATGAGGAAAAAGCCCTCATAAAGATGATAACTATTCAAAATTATATTGACCAAGGTATCAGGGACCAGCGTCGAGATTACGGCGAATTAACACCAAGTGATCTAGATGATAGGAAACCTGAACCACAGTTCTTTGTTCGCACGTTCGGTCTAGGTGAGGAGCCGAAATACACTTATGGTTATGATAACTACGGTGTTAATCTAGCTCAACCCCAGCAACCAGATGATGGTTTCGTGGGGGCCGTGTTCCCTGGTAAAATTATTAGTGTTAATCAAGCATCTGAGAAATTGTATAATGTAGATGTCTATACTAAGAGTTTGAGTGATGTACCTTTGAGACGCATAGTTAAACAATTGCAATTGGCAGAATTCGAGGAAATACCGCCGGATACATGGTGCTTAGTTGCTAAGAATAATACATTAAAAATAAACGGTGTTGCACAAACTGGAATAAATGGTGATAAGTTCGAGTGGACAATGCAGAATCCAGTGTGGCTCTAATGACACCCAGTACACTGTCTCAAGCTTGTGAATTTATAAAGGCGGGTTATCCGTTTCGTTTGGTCTATTTAAAACGTAATGGGCCAAATGATTACCATTTACGTATGACCCCAGCTGGCATTATAGATGGTAGCTGGGCCGAACGTTCTTGGCTTCCAATAGTGAATGATAGCTCTTTTGGTAATCGCCGTGATACTTTCATCGGAGTGATAAACGCGGAAGAAACTTTTCAACCACATGAATTCGATGATGATGAAATTATAGCTGTAGAAATTTGTGAAAAAGATGGCAAATTGTTTATGGTCAAGGGTAATTGTT